CTGCTCATCAGGAGTTATACCAAAAGCACTATAAAAAGAGGCACGACATTCTGGAGATATCTTTTCTACGTAGCCTCGTTTCAACTCGCCAACAGCTTCTTGCATATTCCATGATATGAAGCTGCTGTAGTCATATTTGGCTTGTTTGCCAGACCTAACAAACAACTGATAGTAATCTTGGAAAATAGGAAGCCCACCAGCTAATCGCAACCCACCAACACCAACAGCATGCAACCAGCCCTCGTAGTATTTACGTGCGTAGGGCTTAAGCATAACAGAATCTTTTGCAAGTGCAATGGGTTTACGACACATAATCCAGCTAGTCCCATCAAAGACAGGCTGGGTCTGGCAGAATTCTATCTTCTCAAATTCATCGACACTGGGTTCAATGGCCATATTGAATCCAACAGTTAAGAACCAGTCATACAGACCGTCCAATCTCGACAAATCCCGACGCTCCAGAAACAGCACACAATCGTCTCCATTGTTGGCAAGTTTAGCGTTAACACCAATGGAGGCGAGATATGAATATATCATCGAACACATGAGTAAACAATTGCCCATGGAAGTATTCATATCACCACTCATGCGTGTGCCATTAATCTGGTATCGGATATCACCATCAGCAGCAGACCCAAAACACTTATTGAACAATTGGTGTTTTAAGAGTCGTGCTAGCCTAGACTTATGTTTGGATAGTTTAAAGCATTTCAAATAAATATCGTGCTCCCAACGGAGAGCCTCAGATGAGACATGTTGATCAAATCTACTAGCATCAAGACCGACAGCAATGGGGTAAGAAAATGACTCCCACTTAGCCCGCAGGACGCTAGCGGCTGACACAGCATCTAAACCTTTCATAATTGTAGTCTCACCAAACATGGAATCAACAGCTTTAAACAACGGTTTTTCCAAGTGCTTGAGGTACCGACCCAATGTCAAGTTGAACCGTGGATCACGTGGGGATATGACACGTGGTACAGGGTCGGACTTACTGGTCCAGTCGGTCTTCTCGAATTTAAGGAAACACTTGACCTCAGCACACTCGGCAAGATCAAACCGTCCCGCACGGATTTGATTCAATGCCTCCTGGTACCGTTGCCGTTTGCGGCCCGAGTAACTTGATACAAAAGCATCATGTGAAACAGGGGCGGTCGAGGGCAGCAAAGGTACAAGGGCTTTGTGTGCCGTGAAGAGACGCTCTTGGAAAACACCAGGTGCTGGACGGGGAGGATTGGTAAGCCCGTCACTACCCTTCACCTGGAAGACACGCTCTTCAACGGCCCGCCTTAAATTATCGAGGCTATCAGTGAATGGCATTAATTCTACTTCAGGAGAGACGCCAGCCACTCTTACGTAGCGTCGTTCCTTGGGATGCCCTATCCGTTTACGCCAGTACAAACAGTCGTCAGAATTGGTAGACTTAACACTGAGGTCGCCAAAGCGCTTATAATGGTACTCGCCATCACGCAAATGTCGAACCTCAGTGTAAGTGGTTGTTCCATTCTTGCACGGACGACCACTGGCAACGGAAGGGCACCCCTAGCAGTATTGATCACAATCAGGGTCGACTGGACCAGCGCCAAACACGCGGGTCCAGAAGCCCGGATAACTGCTAGAAGCATTGGTACGATCAAACCATGGTCTAGATGCCATGGCTAACTTGGATCGCTGGAATTCACGAGTGGGTACGAAGCTAAGGAAGAGAGCGCGATCAATAGCGTTATTCTTGTCAACTGTACGCAAATCCTTGAACTTATCATCTTCCAAATATTTCTGAATCCACTTGCGAGTAACTAAAACGTTAGCTTCAGAGTAAGACCGCTCACCAAATTTGTTATAAGCCAACTTAGATATAGCGGCAGCAAAAGAGCTGCGGTGGCCTTTCTTCAGTTTCTTGGTGATCTTCTTACGAACCTCGCGGGAAACAACATGTTCAATGAACTTGCCCTTATTATCCTTAACAGGAGTAAGAACAGTCTTGATCTCTTCCTTGATGTGTTCTTCAACAAATTCTTCAGGCTCCGCATCAACACTATCCAACTCATGGAGTATGCGTTTAGCATAAGCACCAGGAGCACCACCATCCCTCCACACCCTCCAAGCCTTGCCAAGCCACTGACTGCCCCATTTAGTAATGTAAATGACCTTATCAGCACCATCACCAATCATCTCCAAACCAGCGGCCACATCATCAACAACAGCGTTGACGACCTCACTAGCTGTCAAATTAACCTGATTGATGGCCAAGGGCTCGGCCTCGAT